TCGACGAGACGAAGACCGGCATCTCGGTTCGTCCTTTTAACCCTCAGCTCGTTATAGACGGTCTCTGAGAAGTCTTTGGCCGGTGTCATGGTGTGCTTGATAGACCAGCCTACCTCAGGAGTCATATACTCGACTGGACCGGACCAACCTGTAACGATTGCAGGCACTCCGGTAGCCATAGCTTCGAGAGGTGTGAGCCCGAATCCTTCCCCGCGCGTAGGGAAAACGAAGCAGTCAATCTCCTTGAAGAAGGTGTTGAGGAGCTCCTCATGAGGGACCGGCGTAACGTCTACCTTCACTCGTTTGTCCTTTGTGGCGAACATGAAGTGATAGAAGCTTGTCTTGCAGATGAGCCGGACGTTCTCTCCATTAGGGAATGCACGAAGGAAAGCCTTGACGAGGACATCGGTTCCTTTGCGTAGCGATAGAGCGCCCATCGTACCGAATGTGAATGGCCGGTTGACGCTCACAGCCGGTCGCTGGAGCTCGTAGAACTTCTTAGGGTCTACACCCCAATGGATGAGCTCGATGGGAATCTTTACG